CCACGCCGCCAGTCCAATCCACATTAGCCCAAGTCAATGTATATGCACCACCATTTGTTAATGCGAGTACGCAGCCACTTAACGTATTAGCTGGACTTGCATTGGCGAAACTAAAGGTAAGGTTTGAATTTGCCGTGGCAGAAAAGAAATTAGCGTTAGCAAAATCAAGCGATGCATTTGCACTAACAACGCCCAAGATTTCTCCATTAACAGAATAGTCTTTAAGTGTTGGTCGAGTAGCAAGCTGGTCTTGAAAGTCGATTGAAGCGTTTGTAACCGATCCATTGCTAATCGTTACGTTGTTCATTGTTCCACCAGTAATCGTCACATTACTTGATGCCACATTGGTATTAGCACCAATATCACCACCAGTAATGTTGACGTTGCTTAGTGCTTCAGCACCATTGCCAATACCATTGACTGCATCAACAATCGTGACAAAGTTAGCATCTAGGTTTGCTAGGGGTATGCTCGTAGTCGCATTAGCAAACGTGTTAGGAATGGTAATAGGTAGTGCCATTTTAGAACCTCGCTCTTAGTTCATGCTCAAATTGGAAGCCGTTGATCGTGAACGGCGCTGCATCTGCTGTTACAGTCAAACCAAGGTACTTTCCATACATCTTTGCATCAGACCTGTATAGGTAGTAACCCGAACCCACACTTTGTGCAGCTAACCACCCAATGATCGTGCTTGCATTGTTCGTCCAATCTATAAATTGTCCAACATTATTGGTCCAAAGGATAGAGTTTGAAAAGGTTACAGCAGGAGATTGATTGTTCTCCGAATCAACAAAAACTGTAAGTAAAACTGGAATCGTGCCAAGCGTAGCCTCGATACCAAATTTTAAGGCTTGTTTGTCTCGGATAGGATCGCCCATCGGTAGCAATGCCGTTTGAACATCAATAGGCACGCCATTGGTTGCGTTGCTATAAAACTGGTACAGGTTTGTGCCCGTGCTGCCGTACAAATTCAACAAGCCAGACCGCACAGCAGGGACTACATAATATACATCAGTGAGTTGATTGGTTAGGAACCATTTACGTTCAAAGAATGCGGCTTGTAGCCAGCGTTCCGTACCGTTGTCGTTATACTTAAAATTAAAAATGGCGCACAAAATGTTGTTAATAAGTGCTTGTCCACCACTAACTTCTGTTGTAAAGCTAATGTTTGGAAACAAACCATCCAGCGGATCGCTGATTTTGGTGGTTGTCGCACCCACAAGCGCATACACACCGTAATCGTTCATAAACAGAATCGAACGGAAGTACGGAAAAATGGCGTGTTTAAGGCTAGAACCTACCGAAGCACTGACGTTGGTGTTCGTAAATAGCGTAATTCCAGTGGTTTCATTAATCCGTACATCGGAAAAGACGTTAATCGAGTCCTCTCCAAAGACATACAAGAAGTTATTTGCAGACAATATGCGGGTAATGTTGGTACGCAGAGTGGAATCAGAGATCGTAAGAAACCCTGCCGACACGTTATAGAAGTCATTGTAGGTATCCGCAGCCGAGTAAAACACCGTTCGGTCCTGCGCAATCCACGCACGCCCAGAGAATGTGGCTACATCCGTGCCCGACTGGTTAAGAATCGTGCAGGTTACGTTGGCATTGGAGCCACCGCCTGTAATCGTGACGCTAGGCGGGGAGGTATAACCTGTTCCCGCCTCAGTCAGCACAATTTCGGATATTGCGTTTGCCACGACAACGACTTCACCAGTGGCTTGCACGCCATTGGCCTGATTAGGCGTGCCAAAAGTAACGGTGGTATTGGCAGGACTGTAGCCTGTGCCAGCATCATTAATCGTAATGCTGTTAACAGAGCCAATATCGTGGAGGTCTGTGCCATCCCACGTTTTGTAGCCATTGTTCGGGTCAATAATTAGGCATCGCTCGTTACGCCACTGCGTAATCATCACATCCGTATTGGAAAACGTACCCGCATTGGCAATGTTACCCGTGCTGTTATTGCTTAGTCTGACGTATTGCGCAGCACCATTGTCTTGGAATGCCACTACATACTCTTCATTCTGTATGTTGACCGACCCCATGAACGTGACATTTGCTGCCCACGTTACATTGGCAAGCTGATCGCTGCCGTTAATGATCTTGAGGTTGCCAAAGCCAATGGGCATGGCATTCTCTAGCCAGCCAAACTCACCGTCATCAATCACGGTGCGGTTATTCTTGGTATTGATACCCTTGAAGTCTTTGACTACGGCGTAAGACTTTTTTTGCTCCACCGCAGCCATTTAGTACCCCGATATGTAAGGAGTTGGTAAACGCCGGGTAAATGATGTATTTAAGGCTTGCAGGGTGTGCTTGGTGTATTCCTGCTTAAAGATTTCAGCTTCGCCATAAGACTGCTCTTGGTACTTCGCCATGTATGCCGCATAAAAAGGTACAGCGTCCGTAAACGGCGATGGCAAAGTCTCATTAGGGCTTGCGTCTGACAATGCAACTGGAAGAACAACAGTGTCAAATTCAGCCTCATAAGCCTGATCTGTCTTCGGAGAAATGTAGATCGTTTTAGGACCATACATAGAGAATCCAAGCGGTCTGCCAACATAGTTTTGCCAGTAGCGAAGTTGCGCATTGAAGTCCGTCCAAGGCAGATAGTACAGAGGAATGCGAGTGTTGCCCCAGTAAAGGACAACATTCAGAATGTCGATGGTGTTAATGCCTTGCGGCAGCACAGAAAACGCTATGGTTTCTGTGTTCAGTGGAATCGTGTAGTTTTGAAGGACACGGTTGCACCCGGTATCTTGTACCAAGTGATTGCGTCCGTCATTGACGTAATCGGTTATTTCAGCATCAGTCCAGAAGTTCCCATTTGCATCATGTAGCAAGCGGCGGGTTTCTGTGATGTAACCCGATAATGTGGTTGCCATTGATTATTCATCGGTTGTGGTGGATGGCCCTTTCGCCGACACCCGTGCTTTTGGCACAGGTGCGGCTACTCGTTCCACCACCGGGGCTGACAAGTGGACTTTCTTTGCTGCCTCTCGACTAAACGAAAACTGTCCTAACTTTTCCATTGCAATGGAAAAATCAGTACTCATTTTCATCCAGCCAAGACGCACCAAATATGGTTCTTTATTGTCATCACCATAACCAAAGATGTGCTTTGCAACAATCTCAGGAATTTCCAATTCAGCTTTTGGCTCAAAAGTAAACTTTGTACCGTCAAAACTATCGGCAAAAGGTTCAGTTCCGTTGTTTGTTACAAAGATCGTGGTCATAGAGAAACAATGTCACCATAAAGAGTTACGTCACATGTCGCAGCAGCGTTGGCTGAGACATTGACATAGAGAACACGGGTGGTCTGCACATCCGTATTAGCTGCCGAAGCAAGCGTCAAATCAACGAACTTAGTAGCACCAGAAGCACCAGTAAGAGGTTGAGTTGCCGCAATCGCAGTGCCACCACCAGTAGCAGCCGTGAATACTCCCACGTTTGCTGTAGTGGCAGCGGCACTGAAGTTTGACAAGGTAATACGGCGCACAATGAATTTGGTCGCATCTTGCGCTACCAAAGTCGTAGCATCACCCGTAGCAGCAAGGCTTACGCCTGTCTTCTCTGATAAACGGATGTTGCCAAAACCGTCTGGATAGCGCCGACCAACTGCATTTGCGTCCATAGTGCCTCCTTACGAGTTATAAGTGCCAGAGGCAGCTTCACCACCGTTGATGGTAACTACGCTAACAGTGGCATTGCCAGCACCAGCGTACTCGGTAAGGCGCACGTTAACGCCGTCAGAAATAACCAAACCGCCAGTGCCACCTGCATACACGTTGGCGAACGCATTTCCAGCCGAACTATTGTTTACCTGAATAGCGACGTTTGCCGTGGGGTAAACATAGTAAGTACCAGCAGGAACAATCGTTGAGGAAGCGTTAGCAACCGCAATGGATTCTGCTTGGAAATAAGCGCCGTCCGAATTGGCATTAGCACCAGCAAGAAGGATTTTGTTAATCGCTAAAGACATGATTCCTCCTTACAGGCTGAGAGAGTTGTAGCCCGTAATCTTCGTCATGGACTTAGGCTTGGTATTGACAAGTTCAGCAATCATCAACACAGCGCCGACAAATCCAATTTGGAAGTTGGGCAGGGTGGACTCAAAGCCAGTGAACGCAAACGAGGCTTGCTCATGGATGTACATGGACAAGTAGTTTGTGTTCAGCAGGTACAGAGTACCTTCTGGGCAATAAGG